AACCAATGCTTATCGAGCTGTTTCGACTCTTCGCATCCATTCCTGGATGAGAATAAGAGACTTCAAGTAAGACTTCCATGCGATGGATGTCTTAACGGCATACTCGTCGCCATGACCTCCTGGAGGTGTTACCACCACTTTGAAGTCACCTGGCATCAGACGAGCGATACCATATGCACCGTCACCAAGAACAATCGACTGATCGATTGTTGCTACGGTTGACTGTGAACCCTGGCTTGAAACAGTTGGAGCTGTTGATGTTACAACGAAACGGACTCCGTCCACTTCGCATAACTCTCCTGTGAAGAGCGAGTCTTTTTGATATCGGACTGCCTCACGGAACGCTGTGTTTTTCAACAGTCGTCCTTTGACGTGTGGTCGAATAATCGCCACATACGAGTCACCAATTTTTGGTGCATCTGCGTCTTCAAGAGCGGTAGCTGCATCAACAAACACGTCCAAGTCTGCATAGTCAGTTGAAATCAACTGATGGCGACCTGTACGGCTGTTTGGAAACACTGCGTACGTTCCTGCTTTGAGGATGTCTCTTACCTTCTCGTTAATCGTTTCTCCTGCATTCTGACCGATGAGTTTTTTATATTCATCAGGAAGATTGAGGTACGATGTCTCTTCAAGGAACTCAACGACTTCTACGCCATTGCCCCAGAATTCAAGAGTTGCTGACACGGTTGTGTCGGTAACAGTTGAAGGAGACCATGTTGGAGAGTCAGAAAGCGTGCTTGATGGGACTGACAGTTTGTCAAATCTCAACCAAGAAGCAGTCTGGCCTTTCCTCTTCATGATCATATCTGGTTGTCCAAATTGTGGATAGACAAGTTTGGGTTTAGCAAACTCAAGTGTCTTTCGCACATTATGGACTTCAATGACGTCTGCTGCATTGCTGCGGACCATTGTTGCCATATTGAGCTGTTTTGAGAAATTTATAACTGTAAACGATTATTTATCGTCTACCTACATGCTTTCGTGCCGAATCAGCTAGTCCTTCCAGACTATCCATTGGCATACTCCATAAATCATCATCAGTGACAGCATTGCCACCTTCGACTGTTGGAGCTGGGGACGGGTTTACATGCGTACCAGTGTTCCCCACTGATGGAGCGGTTCTTTTAGACTCAACCATATCAGCTATTCTCTGTTCCATCGCATTAAGAGCCCAATCTACATTACCTGTTTTCAGGTATTGCTTGAGTTCATCCACTGACAATAAAGCCAAAGGATTCTCTTTAATACGAGTAACTTCTGCTCTATCAAGAGCTGGCTGTCCTTCATACTCTGGATCTGAACCGTCATACATTGATATTCTATCCATGAGGCCATATTTCAGGTCCTTCATATAGGAGTCGAATGTCATTTCTGATTCGTCAACATCCTCGGCTGCAGGAGCAGCGGCTGATACTCGTCCACCTTGACCCAGCAAATCGTTATACTTCTTCTGAAGGGCAGAAACCTGTCCTTTCATCCGAGCATTCTCAGTCTGGAGTGCAGTGAGATCTAATGATCCTTGCTGTCCAGTGCTGTCCGATCCGCCAGTGGTGTCCGAAGCTGAGTCAACGCCGAATTGAGTGCTATCGCTGTCAATTCCGCTATCCTCTCCAGTTACGCCTGTTTGATCGTTAGGGTCTTCCATCTTTTTCACCTCCCATCTTAGAATTAAGCATAGAGTAAGTAGGTCTGCTAGGTCAATTGGACGGTCTAAGGTGAGTTATCGCTTGAGGAGCTGATCTCGTCTGAATCTATCTTGATCCTTCTTCTTATAGATAGCATCAAGGATAGCCTGATCCTTACGAGGTTTCTTAACAATCCCAGGGATGAATAACGATTCAAAGATATTCTTTGTAGATGGATTTTCCTTAATCTTTTCATAGGATCGGGCTCCAGACGTTTGCTTTGGCAAAAGATATGAAAGCCAGTCGAGAGCTCTCTGCGAAGCAGGCTTTTCTTTGTTTGTTATCTCTTTCCCTGTAAACCAGTCTGTGGGATTAGCATCTGCTCCAATAGACCTGACGCCCTCAATGCCAGCCTTTATGTATGGGGACATCATGTTCGTTGCCTTTCTCAATTGTCCCTTTACAATAGTATCTTCTCCAGCTTTCGGGTCAAGTACGTCATTGACTGGTAGGGCAAGTTTTAACCGTCTCTTATTCCCCTGTTCATCATTCGTATATGGAACAGTGAGTCCCTCGTCAGAGGGTAGCTGACCTCCATTAAGTGCAGCAACAGCTCTAATTTGTTGATTCACTTTTCCCGTTCTTTTATAGAGGTTCTCGATTTGGAGAGGTATGTTTTTACGAGCAAACGTATAGAATGGGATGAGCTTTTTCATATAGCGGGTCTCAAATGGTGTGAGGCCGTTTCTATAATCAAAGAGATGTTTGTTCACATGCTCTTTAGCAAGTCTCATAGCATCATCTGCATTCTCGCCCATCTTGAGCATCTTCTCATAGGTATCAAGGAATAGAGCTCCTCGTCCATTATTCTCTAGTCTTTGGCCGAGTTCTGACATTAACTGGAATGGACCAGTTTTCGTCCCTTTCTTCGTCTTAAGGTAATTAAGCATTGAGCCCTTGCTATCGGTGAGAAAATCATCAAACTTGCCACTGATTTCATTAAGCGTACCACCTGAATCAATGACACCTGAATGTTGTAGCAGTTCTTGCTCGCTTTTGCTAAATCCTCCTATAAGTGCCTGTTTGTATCTCTTTGGATCTACCATACCAGCGATATGTGAATTGCTGATGTTCCCCAATACGTTGTTGAGGAAGTATTTGGGGTTAAACTGAGTTACAAAAGGCTTCCACGCTTTGTTTACAGCATCTATGGTTTTAAGGAGCTCTGGTGTTTTCGTGTAAACCTGATTGATATGTTTGGCAACCTCTGGCGGGAAATAGTATCCCTTGAGCCTTCTATTGGCTCCTGTGAGTTTATCAGCATCAACTGTTATCCATCCTTCGGGAACACCACCCTTACTCCCAGTACGCTTACCAAACTCCGTTCTGATCTTAACCATCGCATCATCAATAAGATTGTCATGGAGCTGTCTAAGCTCTCGTGTAACAGTAGATTTTGCAGCGTTTTTATCAAGTCGTCCCGTCATTTCAAGTACACCCTTTTTTTGTTTATTATATCCACGGAAACTCTGACCATACTTTCCCATGATTTTGTCGATCGCCTGACTTACTTTATTCTTTTCTATTCCCATCGCATGATAATATGGCTTTGAGAGCCTATCCGTATAGTCTGCTTTCGATATGATTTTTCTCTTGAGTTGGTCATCAAGTTCTCTTTTATAGATAGCCTGCGTTGCCTCAATAGCTGGGACGACACGAGTATCCCACGCTTCTTTACCAACCTTAGCAACAATCTCTTTATAGCCCTTGAATGTCTTTTTCCCCTTATTAAGAGGTTTCAGATTAAGTGCATCAGCAACAGCTTCCACCTCTTTGTTATCTAGCCCCTCGTAAATCTTTCTAACATCCTCAGCTACCTTTGGGGCCTGTTGTCTGAATTTATTACCAACCTCATCAAATGCAGTAAGCACGCCTTTTGGTACAACCTTTTCTTTGGTGAAACGTAACGCAAGTTCTGTAGTAGCACTCTTAACAGCTGGAATTTCCTTTATGGCTCTAACTGCTTTCCCCGTACCTTCGATAGCCTGTTTAACACCAGGAACCTTTGATAGGATCTTAGCTCCAGCCTCAATAGGGATAGCGTTTGTCGGATCAGCAAGAGTATCCGCTGCGAACTTGGTTATGCCACTGCTTGCGATCTTCTTCACAATGGGGCCTGGTGTTCTATCAGCGATCCCCTGGAGAGCAACGCTTGGATAGGTGTCATTCTTTATGCCAGGAATGATACCCTTAACACCAGCGACCTCTGCTTTGAGTTCATTGATGCCAAAATTACCATACGGGTTTACACCGCTTTTCATTTGTTGTTCTTGGTCCTTAACCTTCGCATCAGCATAGCCACCCACTGCCGCTAATGGTTTCTGTAAGATATTAAAGACTTTGCCAACAAAAGATTTGGGAGCTTCTTGAGAAGTTGATTGTGGTATCGCCATCGGTTTTTCTACCTGAGTTTTAGGGACCTGTACTGGGGCTGTTTTCTGAACTGGTGCAGCTGTCACTACAGGAGCCTGCTTTACTGGAGTAGTGGTCTTTGGCTGCACAGTCGGAGTTCCGCCACGCCTTGCTTGGGCGATTCTATCCAATTCGTCAAGTCTTTCTTGTGTCAGTGCCATTATTTCTTCTTAAACAAACTCGATAACACATTCTTAACAGAACTTACTGCTTTCTGGACAATGTTTTGCTTTGGCTCCTCCTTTTTAGGAGCTGGTGTCGGCGTTGGTGCTGGCTTTGGGGCAACGCTTGCTTTTGGCAGAGCAGTGCTTGCCTGCTTCACTGTAGCACTAGGAATTGCTATTGGTTGTCCAGTCTTTGCACTTGTAGCGTTAGCTTTCGCTGGTGTAGATACCTGCTTGGGAGCTTGCGTTGGCTTACCAGTGATAGGTTTGATGATCGGATTTTTAACCTGTGTTTGGGGCTTCAAGAAGTCCTTAGATACAGGGTTCACATTAAGAGGGACTTTTGGCTTTGGCTGTGTCGGAGCCTTCGCTTGCGACCTAAGTGGAACCGTTGCAGCACTAACTGGTTTGGCGATTGTCGATCCGACTCCCTTCAAAAGGTTGTCTAGCATGCTTGGCTGTTTCTTTGGAGCAACCTGCTTTGGCTGTTTAATCTCTGGTGTCCTTACTTGAGCATATCTCTTGATTGCTTCTTCTGATTTTGGCAAATAGCCTTGTGCTGTTGCAGCGATTTCTCGTGCCTTGTCAGTGCCATTTACATGTCTGCGTGCTAATGTAAAGTCGCCTGTTTCAGCATCCTTAGCAACGCCTCTTAATTTGAAGAAGGCTGCCATAGCATCTGCGGCTATCTTCGGCTCAAGTAGTTTCTCAGGATTGTTTACAAGATCGACGCCGATCGCATCTCCGATCTCTTTGTAATTATAATCATGCGTCAACTGCACATAGCCTCGTCCTATATACTTTTTACCCCCGCTATAATTATTCTGTAATCGTGCTATTTTGTCATTATGAGCGTCCTTTCCAACTGGAGCAATAATTTCAGACCTTGGTTGGAATCCTGCTTCGTGCTTGGCAGTTGCCATAGCATAAGCGAGAGTCTTCTCGCTCAATATCCCCTGCTTATCAAGAGCTTCAATAATCAGTCTCTCAAACTCCATTTCAGGACTTCCCTTTGGTCCAATAGTTGGCGATGGTTTCATCTGACCACTGTCTGCATAGACTGGCTTCACGATCGAACTCAAGAGAGATGATTTTTCCTTCGCCTTATTGACAGCTGTTTGTAGCTTTGGGAGTGATGGCATAAGCCCTTTTGCTTCCTGCTTCTTTGGTTGCAGGAACATCTTTGATGTTGGGTTAAAGTCAATCGGAGCTTTTCTGTCTTCATCACGCTGTAATTTGTAAGCGGCTTGATCTTTCTTCCCGACTAAGCCAAATACTTTGTTGAGCTTACCGCTTATTTCTTCGATGTTGCTAATGAATTTGTTTGAGCTCGCAGCTTTAACCTTCCCTTTAGGATCAACTGTGTTAATAACAGGAACTTTTACTCCGTCTTTGTCTTCATAAGTAAGCACGCCAGCCCCCGTGAGTCCTTCTGTTTTTGCGAGTCTCTCTAGCATCGTTGTGCCATCGGAGTTCTTATCTTTGGTATTCTCATCTTTCTTATTTGTTACATACATTGGGATATATTCTGGCTCGTTCTCGTCATAATATGGGTTATCCTTACCATTCACCATTTCTACTGCTTTCGGATTCTTGACCTTTACGTGTTGTACTGGTGTTTTCTTCCCACCTTCTCCATACACAAAGAGAGTATTAGCATACTTTGCATATTCCTTTGCGTCTCTATCTCCAAGGCTGAGTGGTTCATTTTCACTAATTGCAAACTTGCTCGAATATAGTTTGTGGTAAACCCCACCGATCTTCGCATAGTTCTCATTCAATACACCCGTATCTCGCAAGACGCTGATATCCTTGAGTCCGATATCTCCCTTCTTTATATTATTCCCGAAAGAATCCGTCACATCCCCATTCTTATCAACCCTGAATGGCTGGAAGTCGTCTGGACGGCTTATCTTATCATTGAGATCCTCATAAGCGGGAGTGTTCTTTTCTATTTCCTTTAGATATGTGTCGGACTTATCAAGTTCTCCCAGATTACTATACCCATCGGAAATCTCCTTTAAGACCTGCATCTTCTCATCAAGGAGATCTTTAGATGCCTCAAGGTATTTATCTTTACTTACCTGACCAGCAACGAACGCAGCTGTGCGATCTTTCTGTTCTTTGGCATAACTTTCCATCTTGTCCTTCGCATATTTATTAGCCGCTCCTACGATAGATGCCTGCTGTGCATCTGCAAGGCTCTGTTGTGCATCGGAAAGAGAGCTTGTGTTCTGAGCATAGTCGTTTAGATATGAGTTATAGGTGTTTATAAGACTTGTCTTTTGATCTCCTGTAGCTTGGCTTATTGCGTTTTCATATCGAGAAATCTTGTATTCAAGCTCTGCTCTGTTTGTTTCAAGATCATTGATCCTATTCATTGCTGAGAGAACTTTCTTGCTCGATCCACCAGATGTTGGGAATGATGATTTCCTAGTAGTAGCCACACCTGTCCCACCAGATGGAGCACCAGCCCCGCCTTGTGAGCGAAGCGGTGTAGAGCCAGAGCTTGTTGGTGCTGTTCCAGCTTGTCGTGCCGCCTCACCGTATTTGGTTATGGTTGTTCCACGAGTCTCGGTTAAATAATCATTGATATTAGCCTTTCGAGCAGCTTCTTTTGCATTATTCTTCTGGATAAGAAGTTGGTCTGCCTGTGCAGTATCCCCATCAAGTCGTGCTTGATCCTCAAGCTCTTGATAGAGCTTCGCCTTTGCTTCGTGGCTTTTTGATGTATCGCCCTGCTCTTGGGATATTTTAACCATCTGCTCAAGCCTATATGCGGCACGAGCCTCTCTTTGGGCTTTGTCCTCTAAGCCTTTAACCTTAATAGAGAGCGTATTGTACGCCTTATTATCAGGAGTCATGGTATTGAGCCGCTCCTTGTAGTATTGCGTATAGCCTGTCGTATCAATCTTTCCTTCTTTATACATCTTCTCAACCTCAGAATCAGTGAAGTCTTCACCGACAGAAACTATCTTCTGTTTTAGATTTTGTAGTTGAAGCGGTGTATAGTAGGTTCTGCTTGTCTCTCTACCCCGTAAAATAGTAAGGTATTGTTCAGCCGTTATGTTACCGACATCATATTGGTTATCCCAATAATCATCCTCAGCAGAGTTCTGCTTCTTTATGAGTGAGGCGGCATAGTTACTCTGGCTCCCTGGTGAGCCTGCTCTACGCCTAAACGATTGATATTGTGATGCACTACGAATTGCCATATTATTCCTTTGCCCTTAACTGCTGTGAAACCTGCTTAACATTCCCCGATTGAGAAGTTGTAGCCCCAACACCAGCAACTCCTGCTGATGATGATGGTTGCTTATCCTCGCTGTTTTGATAGTTCTGCTTCATAGTTGATGGAGCCTGTTGCTGTGGTTGTGCCTGTTGTTGGATAGCAGCAGCCTGTGCATTCTGTTCAGCCATAGCCTCCTCAGCAAGTGCTGATTGAGCCTCAATCTGTGCCTGCACTGCTCCACGAGCATATTGCTGGAACTGCTTACGGATAGTAACAAGGTCTTGATCCTCATTCTCTTTCTTGAGCTCTTTAATCTTACGCATAGGATCTCTAAACCCAGACATTTCAAGGTATGTCTTTAAGGAAATTGCTCCACGATCATAGAGATTGGAAGCATCAACAATACCCTCACTTCTGGATTGTGGCAACACACTATCCCAGTCAAACTCAACATCTCGCTTTACAATACCGACATCCTGCATGGAATCCCCATCAAAGCCCGTCATAAAGCCCTTTGTTTCAGGGAAGAATTGAATGGAGTAATTTTGGATACGCTTAATCACGCCCTCCATAACAGGTATGAGCTTAACTCGAAGCATATCAACAAGATCGGATACTGATTGATATTGGATAACACCAATTCGTCCTGTCAATGGGGCTGATCCAGCTGCAATAGCGATCTTTGGCAAGCCAAGGTTGAAAAGATGGTCCATTGTTCTATTCAGGTATGAATCGGAGGGGAATGGATTGATATTTGTTTGTAGTTGTCTGAAATCAGCTTGTTCTCCTTCAATGAAGATAACCTGTCCACTTCCTGGCTTAACTGACGAAGCATCGAAATTAGGCATGTTCGTTACAACATACTTCAAGTTAGATCCAATACGGATCATGTCTCCCTCATCAGATTGTCGGTCATTGAGTTCGACCTGTGGATCAATAAGGTTATCAATAAAGCCCATTGACCACGGGCTACCTGGATTATCAAAAGAATGACCAATAACCCACGGATTGAGTTCATAATCACTCTTCACAAACTGCACGACATCATCATTGATACAGACAATGTTACACATCTTCCACACTTTCTGACCCGTTGCTTCATCAATGACTCGAAACCAACCCCAATAATCATTGACCCATGCCTTTGGTAGTTTATCCATCTTCCCCGTTGGGGATTTTCTACTTGAAGCAGATGTGCCTGCAAAAACACCGTACTGATCGGTATGAGAAGACTCGCCACTTGTACCAGCTGAATCCTGTTGTATTGGCATTGCCTTATACCCATTAAATTCACGAGCAATCTTATCAAGCGTCCATTTATCCCGATACAACACTCCAGAGTATCCAATACCCGCTGCATCATCCCAAACAACATAGAGTTTCTCCATATTCTCGGCATGTTGAATCTTAATCTCTTTTTCACCCTTCATATTCTCTTGGACTGTTACCTTCATGGCAAAGTCTGCATCTCGTATTTGGATAGCGATACTGCGGGGGAGTATGATCTCATTGAAGTTATTATCTCGAAAGATTCTTCTAATCCAATCTTCTTCCATTTCTGCACGAATTGACTCGACCTCACTTGCCTCATCCTCTGGTACGATCTTAAATCGCATAGGGGAGTTAGTCATTGACTGCTGGATACGGAAACAGAAGCGTTGTACATAGTTAAAGACTGCTAAGATATGTCCTTGTCTCTCTTTACTGCGGAGCCCCACAACATTAGAATAGAGGTGGTGTCGTCCCTCATAGAAGTCACGGCGGACGGTATAGACCTTTTCTCTCTCTTCGCCATCTGGTCCGAGTTGTTCTTGCAGGTTTTTAACAACCTGATACGCTGCTTGCTGTTCTTCTGGAGTCCCATCTAGGATTCCATATTCATTGTCTTGCATGATGTGGTATTGTTGAACTATAAATGTCCATATCTACGGCTGCATTATGAGTCGTTCTTGGTTTTCTCTTTTCTATCCAATGTATTGCCATATAAATTGTTGCCATGCGATCTTGCTTCAATCTCTTGTCGTCAAGTGCATATATCTCAAATTGTCTTTTCAACTCACGAATCTTATGAGGCATCTTTAAGAAACCCCAGTTAGGAACGTGATCTATGACTCCACCTTCGGGCAAACGAGTAATCTTTCGATTCCTCCCCATCACTTCTTTGAGTGATCCGATGGCGTAAGCCTTTTCAACGGCGTATGATTTATGCAACCCTGGAAACTCAAACCCATGCAGATCACGAAATGCGTCTGCTGCGTTCTTACCTCCTAAACTTCCTGCGTCAAATAAAAGCACAGTATTCTTGGCCGTATTTTTATACTCCATATACCACGCTCGTATGAGTTCATACTGCATGGATACAGGTATGGTCTTTCCCTTAAATGCCTTGTGAAATACAAGTTTATAAGGTAATTCAACATCCCCAAATCCACGCCGTACAATTGTATTGTTATATCGTATGACTGATACAGCAGTTTCATCCTCTGTCGCAGCAAGGTCAACCGACATAACATAATATCCCTTCTCGTCAATATCTTCTATGAATCCAGACTCCTCATCATAGGGCAAATCAATAAATGCGTTCTGTACCTCCTCAAATGAGAAGAAGTGGTCCCCCGCATCAACATATTGTCCATAAATAATCTGCATCCTCAGCTTCTCATCTGCGATATTCTCAATCATCTTAATATGCTCAGGGTCCATATAGGCATTCTCATAGAGTGAGCCTGTCTGAACATAATACATGGCGTTTTCTCCATTTTTCTCCATGTCCTCACGAGCCTTCTGTGACAGTTCATAATACTCAATACCCTTTGATTGGTGTGTTCCTATCAGATCAATGTTTCCTTTCCAGTACACTGTACGAGGCAACATGGTTCCGTTTAAGAAAAGTGATAATTCAGGGATATCTCCACATTCATCACTGGAAATATATGCAAACTTCAATCTCTTAAATGAGCTGCCCAGTTCATCGTATGATCTGATAAGTGTTGATGATCCATTCCACCACTCAATAAGTGGAGCCTTATTCGATACGTCTTGATACCTCTTTACAGCCCACCCTTTAAGTAAGGATTTATTTGTTGAACCATCGGGAAGGAGCATTTCACCCTCAACCATTTCATGGATCGCTTCGTAAACTCCTTTTGCTACTTCATAGGTTTTACCTACATTGAGACACTTATAGTCAACTGCCATCCATGCCTCATAATCAGACACCCTACCCTTTAATTTAGGCTTTGTAACAGCCTGATAGATATGTTTCACTGATGTAACTAATGTCTTTCCCCATTGATTAGATGGATCAAGAATGTTGATGATCTTATTAGATCTAGTACACCAATGAATCTGATAATCATGGAGTGTTACCCCAAGGACATTTTTAGCAAAGACATCAATACGAGCATCGCTAAAAGCATCAGCTATTTCCCACGGGTTTCTAATCATCGCCAGTTTGTAAACGTGCTTCTTCAACTGTTAAAAGTTCAGGGGTGTTTAAGCTATGGAATGCCTTTGGTTTCAGGTTATACTGACACCTCGGACACTTATCTGGGATCATAAATCCCCCAAATATCATAGCCCATGAACGCTCCATGTCCTCTTTCTTCATGGACATCTCCTCTCGCTTGATTTTCACCAATTCCGAGCGGAGCCAATCAGCTGCTTTCAGTTGAGTCGGATCTTGAAGAATTCTCGTAAACACTTTATATGCAAGCATACGCTGTGCTTCTTCAAAATCAAGCTCCCCTGAACGAAACTTCTCTAAAAACTCTAGCTCCTCACTATTTAAGTCTTGGTCTGCCAGTGTTAATTTTTTGGGTTGTGTAATAAGACCAGGATTTCGTACCAACATTGAGTCTACCACTGTTGGACTTGCCTTAATCTTATGCTTTGCTGAGAATATAGAGAGTTTCTTGTTGAGAGACTCTGCCTCCTCCCCCATTTCTTCTGCAAACTCATATGCCGTTGCTGCAATCGTGTTGTCACGAAGAAACACAAGCATGTCGTTATATCGTTTCGGATTCGTTCTCTTAAACCTATGTATTGTCCCTTCCCGTAAATCTATCTTTAGTTCGTCAGTACCCATACGTTTCATTATACAAGTATTGTCTATTGATATGCCATAGGTCAATTGGACAGATAAGAAGTGCTATTTCTTGAGGTATTCATCTTTCCCTTGTTTGCTTCGCAGATGTGCGGTTTTTTCTGCCTTATTGAGTTTCCCACTTCTTTCTAAAGCGTAATAAACTCGTTTCGCTTTTTCAGCTCCATATTGCTTAATGAGGTTTGTCATAACACTTCTGAGTATCGGCATGTTATTGGGATGGATTATTAGAATTTCCTTTTGTGTTCGATCCTTTATTCTGAATGAAGTCTTTACGATCAATGAGCCCTGCATGCTTACGACACAGTACCCGCATATTAGCAAGTGAATGAGTTTTACCTGCTTTGAGAAGGCCACGCTCAGTATCATGCCTACCCCCACCAGAAATATGATCGATCACAAGATCTCCTTCATGGTCCCCACCAGGATAGACACATTTAGCTCCTTTCGCTTTTAAGATCTCCTCACGGGTATAGCCAAAACGTTGTTTCTCCATAGCAGCTCTCTGAGAGGCTTTATGTTCTTCATGGGATTGCATAGAGATAATCTTATCGGGGCCGTTTATAAAAATCAATTGGACGTATTGACTTCTATGAAAAGATGGGAGTATAGTTAAAGTGTGGCAGGGTGTAGGATGCACTACCATATACCTCCTTTCATACTGAGTTTATGGCATGCACATCGTCGCAGCCTTCACCCTTTGTCACATAATGAAATGACCACTTGACAACGGATAAAAAAAGTACTAATCTGTTATAAGTATCTAGGAAATACTCTCTGGGAACAGATCCGTTATGTACTGGGTTTGGGTTCCTGGAGACCCTTCCTAGAGCCCAGTACAGAGCGGATCTTTTTGTTTATCCCCTCTGTCCAATTGCATTAGCTGTCGTTTGAAATTATCATCAAGAGATGTATTCACTTATTGGATTTACCATTTGCAAGTTCTGCTCAAACCCTATTAAATGGGCAACCAAGAATGATAAATGGTATCCCACCGCTCTTGATGGCAATAGACATATCTGTCGGAAATATAATGTTACTCCACACAAAGCTCCTCCTACCCCCAAACTTCTCCCACATGAGAAATTGAATAGAACACCGATACACGCAGAAAATGAAGACCAGATTGCTCGGATTTTAGAAGATAGACCGTTAGTATAAATCAATGCTCATAGGTAACTAGCCATGAGTGTGTGATACCAAGTTCTTTAACATAGAGTGTATAAAGTTGGCTCACGTTAGAAAGAGTTGCACGATGACCCTCCATAGACAAAGCCTGCCCTTTATTCCTATAAAGGTGATCAGAAGCGGGAATGGAGAGACCGAACTGGTTGGGATGCAAGGTGAATGGGCAACATACAGTTCCTGTCCTCCCAGATACAGTAATGTTTTGGGTAGCCTTGTCGCTTGTCGCATAGTGAAAGATTCTATGTACGAAAGCACATAAACTAAAAAGCGTTATACACGACCTATGAACTGAACACTGTCCCCTACATTGCATAGATATTTTTTCTAAAGCATTCCAGTATGGGATAATAGCACCTATAAGAAATAAATGTAGCATAAAAAAGTATAGTTGACAAAACAGGGAGAATAGAGGATAATGTGGGTGCATACGAATGTTGACAAAAGGCCGCGAACCTTTCCTGTCACCTACGTAGGTATAATTATTGGACTAACAGTTCTCAATTCATAGCACCCACGCTATCCTCTATATAGTATTCTCCTTTAACTTAACATTAAACGTAACTTCAAATTCTGGATGTTTTTTCTTCCACTCTGCTAAAAGATTGTGAATATCAAGACCGTTATCCGATATGACTATTGCAACAAGCCAAAGCTAGATTTTGATTCAAGTGTGAGAGCTATCATCTCCCTGTAGCATGGGATACCCAGTACAGCAACTACCCCTACCCTAGGCACGTTACAAGTGGAACTGCTACAGCTACAACTATTACTATTGACATTCTTCCCTGCTACTATTATTATTTGGGGACAGGGTTATAAGAGGAATAAGGCAACAGCTCATAGCAATTAGCAGAGTGAGGGAGAGAGTGACAACAGCATACTGCCTTCATCATCCATAAACAAACATATATAATAGTATTCTTTCTTCTTCCTTCCAATCTTCATAAACGATAATTCCCGCACAATTACCGCAAGTAGCATAAGAGAGTGAACATAGATTAAGCGTGGGAATAAAATACCTATTGACAAACAATAGCTATAATGATACACTAGTATCAAGTTAGAGTAATTATAAAAGTAATAGTACGGGTATAACCTTTCCTATTGCTCCATTTAACAAGTTACTATTCTAACTTATTATTACCATGAGTGAGTATATGCAGGTATACGAACCAACTGAGGCCCAACAGTATAAAGGGGGTGAAGTAAGCGTTATAGATTCCATGCTTTCATATCTTGATGAGCTAGATCAAGAGGGGTACGAGGAGGCTATGACAGAGTTAGATGTTATCAATTCTATTGAGGCGAGTCTTCATGTCCACTACTAATATGCACACAATAAAAGTATATGAGCTTGGCAATGGCATAATAGGCATGAGTATTTTCAACCAATACAACCAACAGTACAAGGGCGTAAGAGGCAAGAAAATCAATAAAAAGCTATTACTTGAACGGTTAAGAAAGCCACTCATGCGACAAGGATTATCAGTTTTCGTTAAAGACGAGACTATTAAATAACTATGAAAGATATACAAGAAACAAAAAACGAACTCAGAAAGCTACTGCGAAAGGGTAAGCACAGAGTATATATAGTTCAACGATCAGTATCATCTAGTGGGATGACTCGGAAGCTTGATTGCTACACCATTATAGGCGGTGAATTGCGGTATCTCACAACAATGATTGCTGATGTACTGGGCTGGGGACTCGATAAGAATTACAAACTCATTGTGCGAGGGTGTGGCATGGATATGCACTTTCATACCGTCTATAGCTTGTCATGTGCTTTATATAACGATGGGAAGTATAGCGAGGCGGGAGCTTATAAGTTGAATCATTACACAATCTAACATGACAAAACAAGAACTAACAGAGTGGTATGATCTGCTCAAACAAGTTAAAAACGGATACCATGTATCAAGCTGGGACATAAAGAAGCTCATACAATTGAATCATATAGTAATGGAGCAAGCCCACAAAATACACAATAACAATATGTTAGAAATTACACCATTGACACAATGACACTCACACAAAAAGACATACTCAAGAAACTGTATATAGATGCTCTCAATGATGATTATATGCGTCATCCTGATGACTTTTTTATAAGCGAGCCTGATGGGGTGTTTAGTGCAGAGGGTAGAGTCAACAAGATGTTTGATGCTATTGCTAAAAACACCTATTCAGGACAGAAGCGTGGGAATGATTGGCTCAAATATAATGACAATCTCAAGCGTGCCTGTACATTATGCGGTATTACAAGTTCAGCAGAGTTGAGAAAACTTTTTCAATAATATGAATAAACGAATTTGGATAGGTGTTTTCCTTACCACAGATGGACATGCGTGCAGTCAACCTGTTATAGCTGATTCATGGCTTGAGGCTGAACAAGCGGTACAGGAAAATGAGGCTGATGAGACACTCGAACTTGAGGAATGTTATCCACTCAATGAGGTGGAAGGTTACAAGGTTACACTCACAAAGATATGAAAACATTGCACGAATTTATACAACAGATACGACACAAGGAGGCAGAAGGCAATCATACCTACCTATGGGCTGATGTTGATGGATGTAAGTACGGGCAATCATATCCAAACACAGTCAACACGATTGAGGGAATGTATAACGCATTTGCCGTTTCATATTATAAGTTATACCAAGCAGACCATGAATAAAAATAGACAGATACACATAAACCGATTACAAAAGATTAGAGCAGGGCTCAAAGAGACAAAGCAAGGGCTGTTACAAGGGGGTGAACTTGAATGTGCTGAGATTATAGCAAGCTCTATTGTGATATTTGACCATACCTATAACTTTATTATTAAACGGCCCGAATATGATATGCACACAATAACAGCTATTGGCAATCTATACGAGTATTGTAGCTCTATGGTGCGGATAGTTGACTCATTATTAGTTGATAAAAAAGAACTATGACAGAAAAAGAACTAACAATAGCGAAAGCCTATATTGCCCTTGATGATGCACTCAAAGAAATTGATGACACGCACGATTGTCATGCCTCAACAGAGGACGGGTGCGATTGTGAGGTTATTGGCTTTATGCGACTGGACCTAGCAAAGATTAAAAGTTTTATATTGGAATATGAAAATAACAAAAAATAATTGTGCGTATTGTGAGGCATTACAAGATAACCGAGTGACACTCTATTGTCCGAAGCATACACCGTGGTATAGGAAATTATACACATGGTTACGCTCTCATTTTGATCCAAGTTATAAACAGGAGAACGGTCAAGTGCTATGAGTACACGAGATAAAACAAAGCAGGCAACCTGTCTCGTATGTAAGCAGAAGTTCATAGCTAAATGGAATGTTGGTAGGCATATGTATGCGACTACATGTAGTCAGAAATGCCGAGTTAAAAATTGGGGTATTAACCTCAGCAAAGCAAAACAATGATATCAATAACAGACGGTACAACCTATAATCTCTGGTGCTCCTATTGTGAGCATGAGCCTTGTATCTGTGATGAAATCAACGATAGAGTTGATGATGAGGCTTTGCAACGTATAGAAGAACAACATGAGAAGAACACCACTACCGAATAAGAAAAAAGAAAAGCGTAAGGCTAAAAGGCAGGCAGAGCGTGCAGAACTCACGCAAGTGCGGGTGTGGGTAACAGGTCGAAGGCGTACAGACCCAGGCAAGATACACAAGTATGAGCTAGAGAATATACGCAAACAATTCCGCAAGGGTTTTACAAATAAAGAACTTATGGCATACCACAGGATAAGCAAGCCGACACTGTTTCGATATTATAAGCGGATAGGTGGGCTTACTATGGATGATAAGAGCGAGCATTATAAACAATTACATGCCCGTGTAATGGCGGGTGATAAGATATTATGAATGGACTATTACAATGGATTCTATTGCTTGCAATACTGGCACTATTAAAAATGGGGATGGGCGACTCAGCACTTGCCTATAGCCTCGTCTTTATATTATTAGTTGTTGCCATTGTCGGCGATAGACAATAAAGGGGGTGAATATACTATGAAAAATTATTGGTACGTTTTAGCACAGGTCTCAATAGGACTCACCCTTTTGGCTTTCTTCAATAAAGCCTCAATGGAGGAAATTCAATTGGGATATATGGTCGGCATTTATGCCCTCATTATGGATATACGAAATAGATAAACGATTGCATTTTATAATGTTTTATGTTATAATGCAGATATGGCTAGAACACAAGTAGTCGAAGGAGATGTAAAGGTACTGACAACAGTAGATGTAACAGACTTGATGCTTATACGAGCATCACATGTATGTAAAATCCTCGCTGTATCGTACCCACTTCTTCGCAAACTATCAGAAAGATATACAGCACTCAAACCTATCAAGATTGATGAAAAATCTGATGGACGACCAGTGTTACGGTATCGCCTCATAGATGTGAAAGCATTTATCGAGCAGTACAATGATTATTAGTTATTTAGAAAGTGAGGTGAAAACAATATGCCACTTACAGAAGATTTAGATATGAAAGAAGGACAAAAGGGCGAAGGGTATACACCCGTGCCAGCAGGTATTTATCAGGTCGTAATTTCTGATGTTTCAGTAGTTGATGGGACAGATTTCATCACAAAAGAAGCCATTAAGCAGTTGATGTTTAAGACATCTATTGTTGAAGAAGGAGAATACGCTGGTCATGGGCTTGGTCTATGGACAAAGATTAGTTGGTTCAATGGGGTATCCCAAAAGGGATCATCCATGAGCCCATCTAAGCTCTATAGCGTTGTCAAAGCAATCTATTCTCACTATCACAAAGCAGTTGATCTTGATAGCCTAACCATTGATGATGTACGCTCAAGTTCATTTATGAACGATCTCATTGGTAAGCAACTTATGATTGTTGTTGATTTACGGGATGGTAAGAATAAGATTACAGGATTCTCACCAATTAAAAAAGCACTTGAGGTGCCAGAAAAGAAAGCAGTAGAACCTGATGGATCAGAGGATGTAGACCCTGATGATATTCCGTTTTAGTGCGTAGAGAGGTAGCCATGAGGCCTGTACCTTGTGGCTACACCTATGGGTACTATAATTGTAAAGTTAAAAGAACC